CTCGATTCGAACAATGAAAGCGTCCCAGCCGCCTTGATATATCGATGTAAATTGATCTGTGTAAGTTGTTGTACCGGCAGTTGCCTGCCCAGTATTCTGTACCATCGCCAATGGACCTGTGCCAAGTAAGGCTGCGTCATTGGTCGAGTGAAAATTAAAAGCGTCTGGGCTACAAGGTTTAAAATTACACTTGATAGTGTTGGAAATAATATCCTGAATAGTAAACTCTTGTGCGCCGGGTAAGTTGAGGATGCTGCTAGGAAGATCACCACCAACAGCATTTAATCCGGTGGTGACATTGATGATAGCAGAGCCTACGGCCATACCGGCCCCTGACAACGAAAGCGCTGACGGACCTGGAAATAACCCACTAACAGGGAGAGGAGCAATAATGATCCTACCTGTTGCAGTAGTGGGTGGGAGCAGGTTTCGGATTTCTAATCCCACACCTACACACCTAAAATTAGCCAAGTTGGCTCTCATATTATTTAATTGCACCGCTGCCGTCACATACGGGTTGGGATATGAGTACTGACCAGTACTCGATATGGCCAACAGGTTGGGCGACACCGTGGAACAGAATGGGTTTGCGTAGAAAACGGCACTTGAAACTCCGCTCGTGAGAGTTCCAGCTACCGTGACCACGGGTACATTCATGACTGAAATACCCTCTGCATGGTACGTAGCAGTAGGATATGAATACATATCTGGTACCTGAGCCCCTATAGCCATATCGTTGAACGGATCCATCAATGCCAGGGCATATGTTGAGATGTCGTCGACAGAGGACTTAAGGTTCTTCTTTGTACCGAGTTTTCTTTGTTGATTGGGTTTAGTCTTCGCCTTTGAAGAGTTGTTGTTTTGCATTTTGCTAGTTTTGGTTGAATTGTTAACCATCTGTAATATATGATATTGGCATTGTAAGGCGCAGTTGCCAAGCTGTATTGAGGTTCTCAACTCCCCCAATTCGCCGGAAAAGGTTTTAACATAACCGTCTGTGCTCCACCGCGACGGCTATGTTAGGGTGATAATAAAAACATGGCAAGCCCTGATTTTTCTCCAGCATAGCACTCAAAAACTCTTCAGTTTTGCGTACTTGTTCTGGATCCAAACCATAGACCTTCTCAAACCATGCATCAATACCACTTGGTTCAACTGATACTTCAGCTGTTCCATGAGAACGCCAACGGTCCCTCCAACTCGTTGACGTGCTCACCTCCCCTTCCCTGAGATTAGAATAATAATAATTTAATACCCGTGCTATGGGCATGAGCTGGAGTACTTTTTGGCCGAGAGCATTACCCCTCAACCTACCCCTGGTTTTCGATGCGGTTTTTCCTACGGTATCTACGGAAAAACCCATCTTTGTCAGATAGCGATCCAACTTGGGACACAAAACATATGTGTCTTCAAGTTTTCTTGCAATCATACGCTTGACAGGTAGAAACTCTCCTGAACAATACGAGACGACGCTTGGTTTTGTCAATTTGGGCTTCAAGCCCAAATCAATGATGTACTGTTCGACGTACTTGACGAACACTTCATCCTTGTGATTGACGGGTAACTTGTAAGCCACCACATTGTCATCACCAAGCCCGACCATAGAGAACCAGACTTTACAGTCATGCTCCTCCATGTATGATTTGATGGCACCACCATGTGCCACGAAGTTCACCAGTGTGTTACCGATGGATGTGTTTTGATCTCCAGACTTACGTGTATTCAACACCGAGTACTTGTGAAACTTGGACTCACCAAATGTGGTCGCTTGATTCAACAATGCATGTCTCGCCCCTTGAGGGGGGTTAAATCTAGAATAAAACGTCTTTTCGACCCAATGAGCTCCGGTGCCCTGTGTTGAATCATACTCAGAAAAATCATCCTCCAGAAAACTGTATCCTTCGTCTTCCATATCCTTAAACCATTGCCCTACCCGCTCGGGTGTAGCACCGTTTGTGTAATTGTATCTAGGCCATCTTCTACAACCTGCGTTAATATCTACCACATTAAACGCTTTGCTAAAAGCTTTACTGACACTGGCCATAAAAGGGCCCAACGCTACATTGGTCGTTGCCTCTTTTAATCCTTGGATACCTCTGGGAGCT